AAAAAAAAGGGGCGAGCCTCGCGGCCCGCCCCATTGGTTAGCGTTAGGTTACCTAACGGTTAGCCTTTCGCCTTCGCCTTCGCCTTCGCCTTCGCCGTGTCCGGCAGGTCTAGCGGCGCCGGAAACATTGCTACCAGACTCTCACGAGTCTTGGATACCCATGCCGCCAGATCGCCTGCGTTCAACTCTTCCGTTTTTTGATTCCGACTGACTACGGTTTTTGCGAAATCATCGAAGGTCTCGCGTACCGTTTTCGTCGGTTTCGGATCAGCGGCCTTTTTCTCTTCCGTCGTCAGAGACTCGTCACGCCTTGTGTAGGTGCGCTCCACTAGGCGATTCCATTCTTGCCGGAGCGCCCAACAATCCTGTCGAGCATTATTGAGGATCGCGCCGCGGGCAATCTTGATCGGGCTGTTCTCCGCTAGGGCGCGGATTGCCTTCCGATCTAGCGGAAGACTTTTAGTTGCCGCCTTACCATTGTGCCGACTGTCATAGTCAGCGGCGAGTAGCGGTAACCTTGCCTCTTTATATTTCGCCTCAGATTCCTGCCGCTTCGCCTTCGCCTTTTCGTTTTTCTCCCATTCTGCGAAGTTCTGTCCGAATTCCGCCCGAGTCTCTCCGGGCTGCGGGAGGCGGAAGTACATGCCTTGTGTGATGAGAAACATCACAATCACCTCCAATACCCTTCCAGCTGCCGAATACATGGCGGCGGCGGTTTCATACGTAGTAACTTTGATCTGATTCATCTGTCCATTCTCCAAGTTACCGTTAGGAAGGCTAACGGTGAGCCGTCGCCTAGCAGTGTGCTAGGCGATGGGTGAACTATGGGCGCTGTCGCCGTATTTGTCGAGTTTGGCTAGGCAAACCCCACCCACCCCCCACCCCCCGATGTCAGCTTCGGAGTCCCGCCCGCGCCGCTACGCTTTAATTTGCATAAACCACCCCACAATTTTTCAAATCTGGAAACACCCCCCGGTCATCGATTTGGTACCATGCCATTTTTCGTTGTATATTTATTTTCACTTTCCAAATTCGGACGTATACTTCGCCTATGGATATGTTAATTCCAGACATCGAAGACGATATTCCGCTGCCCAAGAAAGCGTCGGAAGCCTTTCCAGAGTTAACACCGAACGAAGAATTGGAAATGCGGGTGAGGACAATCAAGCTATTGTCCGATCTCACAGGCGTGCCCGTAGTCCCCGGCAGCCAACACAGGATGGAAGCTCACGATCTGGCGCAGCAGATGATGCAGAACCCCAAACATCGCCCGGATTACAACCGCTACCCCAACGAGACAATGGCGTATCTGGCCGGAATGGTTGCTCAGACCAAATGTATGTTGGTCGATGAGCTATCTGAGTTGAAGTTGTACGTCATTAATAAGCTGGTGCAAGAAGTAGAACACGCCCAGATGCCCAAAGATCGCATCGCAGCCCTGACAAAGCTCGGGGAGATCGATGGCGTAGATGCCTTCAAGAAGCGCACAGAGATGACGATCCAGATAAAGCCTATAGAAGAGGTCGAGAAAGAGCTTTTGTCGGTGCTTGAGAACATCGAATACGCCGTGGAACCTGAAAGTTCGCAAAATCTTCTACAATGACGACCCAAATCGGCCCAAAACTGTCACTTTCTGACATTCAGAAGCTGAAAAACGCCCTGCCCACCCTCCCGGACAAGGAAAAACGGCGTGTAGCGGAGCTTTTGAAGCAGTATCAGGCGCAAATTACACAGTTGAAGAGCCGCGAGTCCTTTCTGGACTTCATTCAGCATGTGTATCCGGGCTATATGGTGGGGCCACACCACAGAAAACTGGCCCGAATCTTTGAAGAAATTGCATCAGGTAAGAAAAAGCGGGTGATCGTCAACATTGCCCCCCGACATGGCAAGTCGGAGATGATTTCCTACCTTGCCCCAGCATGGTTTCTGGGGAAGTTCCCTCAGAAGAAGATCATCATGGCCTCGCACACTGCCGATCTGGCGGTGAACTTCGGTAGACGAGTACGAAATCTGGTAGGGAGCGACCTGTACAGTGAGGTTTTTCCGCAAGTTGAGCTTCAAGCAGACAGTAAGTCGGCTAGCCGATGGGGTACTAACTTTAACGGGGAGTATTTTGCTATTGGTGTGGGCGGTGCTCTCGCTGGGCGCGGCGCTGACTTATTTATTATTGATGATCCTCACTCAGAGCAGGAAGCCAAGCAAGGAAGACCAGATGTCTTCATCCCCGCATGGGAGTGGTTCCAGTCAGGCCCCATACAGCGACTGATGCCGGGTGGTGCCATCATCGTGGTGATGACGCGGTGGTCAAAACTTGACCTGACCGGGCAGATCATCGACCACATGACGAGGAATGATGACGCAGATGAGTGGGAGGTAGTCGAATTCCCTGCCATCTTGAACGATAAGCCTCTGTGGCCGGATTTCTGGCCGATGGAGGAGTTGATGGCGAAGCGGGCGGGCATGGACCCCCGGTACTGGCAAGCCCAGTATATGCAGCAGCCCACGGCGGAAGAAGGTGCGTTAATAAAGAGGGAGTGGTGGCAGATATGGGAGAAGGACGACCCGCCTCAGTGTGACTTCATTATTATGGCTCTGGATGCTGCACAGGAGACATCCAACCGGGCTGACTACAACGCCCTTACTACGTGGGGGATATTCTTCAATGAAGAAACAAACAACCACAACATAATACTTCTAAACGCCATAAAGAAGCGTATGGAGTTTCCAGAGCTAAAGAGAATGGTGTTGGAGGAGTATAAGGAGTGGGAACCGGATGCCTTCATTGTGGAGAAGAAATCCAACGGTGCCGCGCTGTATCAAGAGATGCGGCGGATGGGCGTACCGCTGGGGGAGTTCACTCCGGGTAAGGGTCAGGACAAGATCAGTCGGGTCAATGCCGTGGCTGATTTGTTCTCCGCAGGGATCGTGTGGGCACCTGACCGGCGCTGGGCACGAGAGGTTATGGAGGAGTGTAACGACTTCCCGGCGGGGAGAAACGACGACTTGGTGGACTCCACCACACTTGCCCTTATGCGGTTTAGACAAGGTGGGTTTATTACTCTCCCATCAGATGAGGTAGACTTGCCTTACCAGTATGCTCCCAGAAAGGCAGCGTATTACTGATGGTTACTCAGCAGCACATGGGTCGATACAGCCTGCTCAAACGCCTCACTGCACAAGTCGGCGGGGATGAGGAGATGGCTAAAAAGATTCTTATACAGCGGGGCCATATGCGCGAAGATGGTACGCTGACCGCTGAAGGCGCTTCCCGAGACAGCATGACAGCAGAAGAGCGAGCGAAAGATCGCGCTGTCAAACTGAGCAAGGGAGGAAAAGTTAAAGATTATGTATATAATCCCGCCACAAACCGGGCGAGATTGAGGAGCCGATAATGAGCATCGACAAGGCGTTGAACCGTGCCCCGTCCGGGCTGGCCGATCTGTTGGGCGAAGATACCCCGGCGTTGGAGATTGAGATTGAAGACCCGGAAGCCGTGCGGATAAACGCAGACGGTATGGAGATCGAGATCGAACCCGGTGCAGACGGTCTGGGTGGCGGGTTCAGCGATAACTTGGCTGAGACAATGGACGAGTCGGCGCTTCAGTCAATGGCTGAAGAACTTGCTGGCGATATTGAGAATGATCTTGCCAGTCGCAAAGACTGGGAAGAGACGTATGTTGAAGGCCTGAAGTTGATGGGCCTCAAATACGAGGAGCGGATGGAGCCGTGGAGCGGGGCCTGTGGCGTCGTCCACCCCATGATCACAGAGGCTGTGGTCAGGTTCCAAGCCGAGACGGTGATGGAGACATTCCCGTCGAGCGGGCCGGTGATGACGAAGATCATTGGCAAGGAAACCTCTGAGAAGCTAGAGGCTGCCCACCGCGTCAAAGAAGACATGAACTATCAGCTTACGGAGCGGATGATCGAGTACCGCCCGGAGCATGAGAAGATGCTGTGGAACCTGCCCGCGACGGGTTCCGCGTTCAAGAAAATCTATTACGACCCAAGTCTGGGTCGCCAGATCGCTGTGTTCATCCCGGCAGAGGATGTCGTGCTGCCATACGGCGTGTCTGACATCTATATGTGCCACCGCGTCACCCACGTGATGCGTAAAACCAAGAATGAAATCAAGCGGTTACAGCAGGCTGGCTTCTACCGGGACATTGACCTCCCAGACCCAGACAAGACCCGCAGTGATATAAAGAAGGCGAAGGACAGCGAGACGGGGTTCAGCGACATCCACGATGAGCGGTACACGCTGTACGAGGCACATGCGGACCTGAACCTCGACGGGGACGAGAACGACGTTGCCCTGCCGTATGTGGTCACCCTGATCAAAGGGTCTAATGACGTACTGGCTATCCGCCGCAACTGGCGGGAAGAAGACGACTTGAACTTGAAGCGTCAGCACTTCGTCCACTATCAGTACATCCCCGGCTTTGGCTCATATGGCTTCGGCCTGTTCCACTTGATCGGTAACTTCGCCAAGTCGGCTACGTCGCTGACCCGTCAGCTTGTGGACGCCGGTACGCTGGCTAACCTCCCCGGAGGACTCAAATCACGTAGCCTGCGGATCAAGGGAGATGACACGCCGATCTCCCCCGGTGAGTTCAGGGATGTGGACGTAGGGTCCGGGACTATCCGGGATAGCATTCTGCCCCTTCCTTATAAGGAGCCTAGCCAGACTCTGCTCCAGTTGCTGGGGACTATCATTGAGGATGGTCGCCGCTTCGCCGCTACGGCAGATGTGAAGATCAGTGACATGGGGTCACAAGCCCCGGTTGGTACGACGCTGGCGATTCTGGAGCGGCAGCTTAAACCGCTCTCCGCTGTTCAGGCGCGGATTCACTACACGTTGAAGCAGGAGTTGAAGCTCCTCGCTGAGATCATCCGTGACTACACGGAGGACTCCTACAACTACGAGCCTGAGACGGGTACGCCCAAGGCGAAGAAAGAAGACTATGAGCACGTGGACATCCTGCCGGTGTCCGATCCCAACGCGGCTACTATGGCCCAGCGGATCGTGCAGTATCAGGCCGTTATTCAGATGGCTCAGATGGCCCCGGATATTTACGACCTACCGGAGCTTCACCGGGGAATGCTGGACGTTCTAGGGATAAAGAACGCAGCCAAGCTGGTGCCGTTGAAGAATGACCTCAAGCCGATGGACCCCGTGACGGAGAATGCGCGAGCGTTGATGAGTGAGCCGATAAAAGCGTTCCGGCATCAGGACCACGCGGCACACCTCGCCGTGCATAACTCCATGATGCAAGACCCCATGATCCAGCAGAAGATGGGGCAGAATCCGAAAGCTCAGCAGATCATGGCTGCGTTGCAGGATCACATCGCCGCCCACGTTGGGTTTGAGTATCGCCAGCAGATCGAGAGTCAGCTTGGCCTGCCCCTGCCCCCCGAGGAGGAGCAGCTTACGCCGGAGGTGGAGGTCGCTCTCTCGACCATGCTGGCACAAGCAAGCCAGCAGCAGTTGCAGCAGTCACAACAACAGGCTCAGATGATGCAGGCGCAACAGCAAGCGCAAGACCCTGTGGTGCAGATGCAGCAGCAAGAGCTTCAGATCAAACAGCAGGAGGTTCAGATTCAAGGGCAGCGGGTTCAGGCCGATATGCAGCGGTCGATGGAGGAGCTTCAGTTGAAGCGAGAGCAGATGGAGCAGGACTTCGCGCTGCGGCGTGAGCAGATGCAGCATGAGTATGAGAAGTCCATGCTCACGATGGAGCTTAAAAAGGATGAGATGGAGGGCAAGTTTGCCCGTGAAGGACTGAAACTTGGCCTCGACAAGGAACGTGAGGATGCTAATCAGACACGCGAAGGGTTGAAGTTGGGCCTCCAGAAAGAGAGGGACGACGCTAACCAGATGCGTGAAGGGCTGCGGTTGGGCATGGAGTCCAGTCGCAATAAATCGGAGCCGGGGAGTTCCGAGAGTCCCGACAAGAAGAAACCCCCCGCTAAAAAGGACTGATGTATGGTGAATGACTTCGCCCGCGTATTGCGAGACAAAATACGCGCTGATATGAACAACTTCGCGGACGACGCTGCTACCGGTCAGTGTCAGTCTTTTGAAGCGTACAAACACCTCTGCGGCGTGATTCAGGGCCTAGCGTTGGCAGAGCGACACTTGATGGACCTGCTTGAGAAACTGGAGACTGATGATGACTGATTTTATCTTGCCTCACGGCGTGACAATGCCGAAGCCGATCATTGAGCGTGATACGCCCGATGACACGGAAACAGAAGAGCAACGGGCGACAATGCTGCCAGACCCCACGGGTTGGAAGCTGCTGTGTGTCGTGCCGGATGTATCGGAGAAATTCGACGGTACATCGCTGTTGAAAGCCTCATCTGCAATGCGGGCTGAAGAGCACGCAACGTCGGTGTTGTTTGTCCTCAAGATGGGTTCTGACGCCTATAAGGATCAGACCAAGTTCCCTACCGGGCCGTGGTGCAAGGTGGGCGATTTCGTGCTGGTGCGTAACTACACCGGTACGCGTTTCAAGATTTACGGCAAAGAGTTCCGGGTCATCAATGATGATCAGGTCGAGGCCGTAGTACTTGATCCTCGCGGAATAACCCGCGTTGCTGTGTAACTAAACCGCCTATGGCGCATGGAGTGATGTATGGCTGACGACTACAAGTTTCCTGACGAGACAGAGCGGCCTTCCGAGGCTGCGGGTGAAGAGATTGAATTGGAGATTGTTGACGATACCCCGGAGGTAGACAGGGGGCGTAAGCCGCTTGCGCGTCCGGTGGAAGAGCCGTCTGATGACGAGCTTGAGAATTACTCCGAGGGTGTGAAGAAACGCATCAAGGAGCTTACTCACGCACGGCATGATGAGCGTCGGGCAAAAGAGTCCACGATGCGGGAGAAACTTGAGCTTGAGCGCCTCGCGCAACAGCTTATTAGTGAGAACCGCCAGCTTAAAGAAGTGGTAAATACCGGCAGCAAGCAATTTGCTGAAACGGCACGTACCGCTGCGGAAACTTCGCTTGAGATGGCGAAGAAAAAGTACAAGGAAGCATATGAGCTTGGGGATACAGACGCGATCCTTGAAGCACAACAATTGCTTACCGATGCACAACTCCGCGCTCAATCGGCAAGAAATTTCAATCCAATCGCTTTACAGGTTGATGATTATCCTGTAAATATACCTCAAGAGACTCCGCAAACACCGCAAGTCGATGAAAAGACTCTTCGGTGGCAGGCGCAGAATCAGTGGTTCGGGACTCCCGGCCATGAGGAAATGACCAGCTTTGCACTAGGGCTGCATCAAAAGCTAGTGAATTCGGGGGTAGACCCCCGCACTGATGAATACTTCGGGCACCTTAACGCCCGCTTGAGATCGACGTTTCGAGACTTCTTTGGGGAGTCAGAAACGAGATCGCCGTCTGGTGATGGCTCCAAAAAGCCCGCGACGGTAGTGGCACCGGGGACACGTTCCACGGGAGCTAAAAAGATCAGACTGAATACGTCGCAGCTTACGCTAGCAAAACGTCTTGGTTTGACTCCGCAGCAATATGCTGAAGCAGTGGCAAAAATGGAGAGAAGCAATGGCTGACCAATCCAGAATGGCTCGTGAACTAGAATCACGCGAAAAGAGGCCTGTTCGTATGGTGTACACACCACCGAGCACGCTTCCTGACCCAACTCCCCAGCCGGGGTACGGTTATCGGTGGGTAGCCACCCATGTACTTGGGCAAGCTGATCCGTCGAACGTATCGCGCAAGCTGCGGGAAGGATGGGAACCGGTGAAGGCAGTGGATCATCCCGAGCTTATGCTCTTTGGGAATGCCGCTACTGGAAACGTGGAGATCGGTGGCCTCATGCTCTGCAAGGCCCCGATTGAAATGATCCAATCCCGTGATGAGTACTACGCAACTCAAGCACAGGGGCAAATGGATTCGGTGGATAACCACTTTATGCGTAACAATGACCCGCGTATGCCGCTGTTCTCTGACCGTAAAACGTCAACAACTCGCGGAACCGGGTTTGGTAACGGAACCTAACTGGAGACTTTTACATGGCTTCATCTGCAACGCCTTTTGGCTTGAAGCCGGTCAACCTGATCGGTGGACAGGCCTTTAACGGTGGCGCAATCCGTGAGTATCTTCTCCCCAGCAACGTAGCTGCGGCGTACTTCACGGGTTCTGTCATTTACATGAACACCAACGGTGTTCCCACGGCAATCACGGCTACCCCCGTGGCTCCAAAATACACGGCTACCTCTTCTGACGGTACGGCGGGTATTCTGGGCGTCTGCGTAGGTGTTCGTTACACCGACCCGACCCTGAAGTACACGGTATTCGGTCAGTACCTGCCTACCGGCGCGTACACGGCTGGCTACCGCGACATCTATATCCGGGTGTGCGACGATCCCGATCAGCTTTACTCGATCCAAGCTGCGACGGTTGTTGGTTCCAAGACCAACGGCGCTCGCGGTGCAATCGGTCAGAACGCACCCCTGTCGGGTTTCTCTGGTAGCACCACTACCGGTCTGGCTAACACCGCACTGGATACTGGCACTAACTGGGCTACCTGTGCATCGACCACTACGCTGGCTATGCGGATTGTGGACATCATCACCCCGGATGACGCTTACCCAGAAGTTCTGGTTAAGTTCAACCAAGGTGTTCATTCCTACCTCAACCCGCTCGGCGTATAAGGAGTAACGAACAATGGCTATTTCACGTTCCCAGCTCCTTAAAGAGCTTCTTCCCGGCCTCAACGCCCTCTTCGGCATGGAGTATTCGCGCTACGGCGAAGAGCACAAGGAAGTTTATGACACCGAAACGTCCGAGCGTAGCTTTGAAGAGGAGACGAAACTCTCCGGCTTCGCGGCTGCACCGGTCAAGACGGAAGGCTCCGCTATCGCGTATGACAACGCGCAAGAGGCGTGGACCGCTCGCTACACCCACGAGACTATTGCTCTTGGCTTTGCGATCACCGAAGAAGCCGTAGAAGACAACCTCTACGACAGTCTGTCGGCTCGCTACACCAAGGCTCTGGCCCGTGCGATGGCGTACACCAAGCAGGTAAAAGCTGCGTCGATCCTGAACAACGGGTTCAACGGCAACTACCTTGGCGGTGACGGTACCACCCTGTTTGGTAACAACTCTGGCGGTAGCCGCGTCGGTCACCCGCTGGTTAGCGGTGCTGTTAACTACAACAGCCCCTCGACCGGTGTTGACCTGAACGAAACGGCTCTGGAAGCAGCGGTTATCCAGATCGCAGCGTGGACCGATGAGCGTGGTCTGCTGATCGCAGCCAAGCCGCGTAAACTCGTCATTCCTCCGGCACTGATGTTCGTCGCCAAGCGACTGCTCGACACGGAACTCCGCGTCAGCACGACCGACAACGACATCAACGCGCTGAAGCAGATGGGTGCAATCCCGGAAGGCTACACGGTCAACCACTTCCTGACCGACACCAACGCGTGGTTCCTCACCACTGACGTACCCAACGGCCTGAAGCACTTCGTCCGTGCTCCCATGAGCACTTCGATGGACGGCGACTTCGACACCGGCAACGTCCGGTACAAGGCCCGCGAGCGTTACAGCTTCGGCTGGTCCGATCCGCTGGGTATCTGGGGTTCGCCCGGTTCGACCTGAGTGGTCCTCCTGTGGGCGGGGTTCCTGTCCTTCCCTCCCACCTTTAGCCCCCCTCGTGGGGGCTTTTTTTATTTACAGTTGTTGCATCGTCTACTTCTTCGTGTTATAAAAATCCTACTCCGGGGAAATAGCCCCATCCGCACTGTCCCGGCAGACTATATGCAGATGGATGGGGAACTCGCATATGAGGAACCATCATGTCTTTTTCGACTTTCTCCGGCCCTGTTCGTTCTGGCACCATCCGCGAAGGCACCGTAGCTCAGGGCCGTAATACTGGTCTTGTCGTTCTTACTCAGTCCTACGACACTGGTGTCGTGACGGCTGGCGCGGGTAACGTCGATGTTCAGTTCGGCAACATCCCGAAAGGCGCGGCTATCATTAACATCGTTGTTGACCAGATCGTCGTTCCCGGCGGTAGCTCGACCTCCACGATCTCTGTCGGTACGGCTTCGGGTGGCGCACAACTCTTCCCCGCTACGGCAACGACGGCTGGTGGCCGATTCTCGACCACGGCAATTGCGAACGTACTGGCATGGGCTACGCTGTCCACTAGCGCAGATACCCAGCTTTGGGCGCGTTATACGGTCGGTGTAGCGGCTGGTGTTGGCCGCGCTGTCATTAACGTGCAGTACGTTCAGCGTGCTGATGACGGTAGCTCAAACCCCGTTAGCGCCTAATAGCTAAACAGGGAGTAACGCTATGAGCATGCAAACCGACATAAAAAGTGTCTATCTCGGTACGACGGGGACACTTGTCAGCTATCGGACGCGTATCAGAAGTCTCGTTGTTGTATCTGGCGCTGCGGCAGGTAGTATCATTCTACGAGACGGTGGGGCTTCTGGCACCGTTGAGCTTCAAATGGACATAGCAGCGTCGGCTGCGGGTACGGGTGCGACTAACACCATCTATATCCCGGACAACGGAATTCTGTTTGAAACAGACGTACACGCTACATTGTCTGGCTGCACGGTGACTGCGTTCTATGCCTAAGACACCCGCTTGGACTCGCAAAGAAGGTAAGAACCCTGCTGGCGGTTTGAACGCCAAAGGCAGGGCTTCGTACAACAAGGCCAACCCCGGTAAGCCGGGGCTGAAGGCTCCGCAGCCTGAAGGTGGCCCTCGCCGTGACTCTTTTTGTGCTCGGATGAAAGGCATGAAAAAGAAAAACACTAGCTCAAAGACGGCAAACGATCCGAATTCACGGATCAATAAGTCGCTTCGGGCGTGGAACTGCTGACATGGCCTCACCAAAGCCGAAGAATTCTGCGCTTTGGTCGCGTGTTCAAGCGGCGGCTAAGGCCAAGTTTGATGTTCACCCTAGCGCGTATTCCAACGCATGGGCGTCCAAGGAGTACAAAAAGCGCGGTGGGTCATGGGCTGGCCCTGACAACCGGGTGAAGAAAGGTGGCTAAGGGCGGCCTTGGCAAATGGTTCGGTGAGCAGTGGGTTGATGTAAAGACTGGCAAAGAATGTGGCCGGTCAGGGGCCAGCGACAAACGCGGCTACCCCGCTTGCAGGCCCAAGGCAGCGGCAGCGAAGATGTCATCGAAGCAGAAAGCTACGATGGCAGCGAAGAAAACGGGGCCAGCCAGACAAAGCTGGCCTGTTACACCTAGCGGGAAAAGGAAAAAGTAATGCCTAAGAATCCCTACGATATCAAAATGAGCGATCTCACTGAGGATGAAATTGCGGGCGGGGAAAGCGAAGCAGAGGCTAGCAAGGTTCTTAAAGAAACTGAACCCAAAGCCGCCGCACCTAAACCCAAGGCTCCTCCACCTAAAAAAGTCCCGCCTAAGAAAATGGCGAAGGGTGGCAAAGTTCGCGGCGACGGCTGCTGCACGAAAGGCCACACGAAAGGCCGGATGATTTAAGGAGAACGGCAATGGCTGGTGACTATTCAAGCGGGATGGAAGAAAAGAAACGTGGTAAACCCCGCGAAAAAATGCGTGGGGGTACTCCTAGAGGTGGAGACTACGCTAGTGGCATGGAGGAGAAAAAATCCAAGCCTAAGCCTAAGCCTAAGCCCACTCCAAAACCTTCCGCTCCGTTTAGTTCCGCAGTAGAAGGCGAAGCTCAAGCAGCCTCACGCGAAGCTGCAAAACGTCAAGCTGCTCGTAGCGCCGCTAGCATGGCTGGTCGCGGAGCACTTGGCACCGCAGCACGGTTTGCTGGCCCTGCTGGCGCAATATACGGCGCGTATGAGCTTGGTGACGCACTGAAAGACACAAAGCCCGCGCTAGCAGCCCGCGACAAAGTGGCTGGCTTCCTTAACCGGCGCACGGAGTACAAGCAGGAGCAGGCTGACAAAGCCGCTATGGAAGCTGCGCGTAAGCGTGGTGAAGCCAAGCGGGATGCAGGTAAGCCTGACTACATGAGTCAAGTTTCTGCTAATGCACTCAAGAAGTTTCAGGACAAAGAACTTCCTGAGATGAGCGTGACTGCTCGGAAACGAGTTATGCCTGTAGCGGATGCTCCGACTAAAGCCGCACCAAAAGCCGCTCCTAAACCGAAAGTAGATCGCATGAAGGAGTTCATGGCTGATTTGGGGTCACGGAATCCAGATAACGAGGTATTTAAGCGGTTGCGCGAACGTGGCTTCGCCAAAGGCGGTCACGTAAAAGCTGACGGCTGTGCCAAGAAAGGCAAAACCCGTGGGAGGATCATCTAATGGGTAAGATGTCGGGCGAGATGGCGGCGTACTTCGCCAAGAAAGGCGAGAAAGGCCTTGCCAAGCATGAGAAGCGCGAGGCTGCGGGGAAAGAGAAAGACACCCGCAAGATCGCCAAGAAAGAAGAACGTGCTCTAAAAGGTGCTCCCAAGAAACTGCGGGAGTACGAGAAGAAGGAGCATAAGGAGATGGGCTACGCCAAAGGCGGTAAAGTCGATGGCATTGCCCGTAAGGGTAAGACCGCTTGCAAAATGATCAGGATGAAGTAATGCGTCCTTGTCGTGGTATGGGCGATATCGCCCAAAACAAAAAGCCACGCAAGACCCGCGTGAGTCGGAAAGACTCGCCTCAGATAGTAGACGTTTACGCTAAAGGCGGTCCCTGCCGTCCTCGCAAAAAAGGATAACGGCTATGCCTGATACTCACACGAGTATGATGCTTGATTACCTGATGGGACGAAGCTATTCGTCACCTAAGTACGGCATCGACTACGCTTACATAGCTCCAAAGCAAACTAATCCTCGTGACGGCGGTAACTCTTACTACAATCCGATTACGGGCGAGCTAGTAGAAGCCCCAACTAACGGTGGCGGTAGCGGAGGTATTACCGGTAAGTCTATTTCTTCTCCTGCCGCAGCTTCTGCGTCAGCGGCTCCACCTACTCAAACAGGTACACAGCCCATGATGGCTCAAGGTTATGCTGCTATGCCTAGCTACGGCGGTTACGGCGCTATGGGCGGCTATGCCGGTATGCCTAGTTACGGCGGTTATGGTGGTTATGGTTACGCTAGTCCGCAAAGCTACGGTGGTGGCTACGGTGGTTATGGTTATGCTGCCATGCCTAGCTACGGTGGTATGGGTGGCTACGGTGGTATGGGCGGTGGCTACGGCGGCGGATATATGAGTCCGGCGAGTATGTACGGCGGAATGCCCAGCTACGGAGACTACGGTGGCTATGGTGGCTATGGTGGCTACGGCGGTGGTTATATGGGCATGATGCAGCCCCGCCAGATGGGTGGTTACATGGGCATGATGCAGCCTCGCCAGATGGGTGGCGGTATGATGGGCGGTATGATGGGCGGTATGATGGGCGGTATGATGGGCGGTATGAGTGGCTACGGCGGTATGGCTGAACGGATGGGTGGCTACGCAGGCATGATGCAACGTCAGCAGCCGTATGGTTACCTGACCCCCAACGCACCACCGACAAACTATAAGCCTCCGACAACGCCTACTCAGCCAGCTCCGACTACACCTACAACTGTAGCGACGGCTCCCTCACCTACGACGACGGCTCCTAGACCTGCGGTGACCCCCGCGCCTACGACGGCTTTTAAACCGACGAATATGTTGCTATGACCACTTCAGGCACCGCTACATTTAACCTCGACCTCTCCGATATAGTCGAAGAGGCGTTTGAGCGTTGTGGTGCGGAGCTTCGGTCGGGCTATGACTTTCGTACCGCTCGCCGGTCTTTAAACCTGCTGTTTCAGGATTGGGCCAACCGGGGCGTCAACCTATGGACGCTGGAGCAGGGGACAATTCCACTTGTAGCAGGCACGGCTACCTACGCCCTGCCTGTTGATACTGTCGATCTTCTGGATCATGTGATCCGTACCGGTAGTGGTACGACTCAGGCTGACATCACTATCTCGCGTATCAGTTCGTCTACCTACGCGAGCATCCCTACGAAAACCTCTACGGGACGGCCCATCCAAGTATGGATCAAGCGGTTGGAATCCCCAGAGATTACCGTGTGGCCTGTACCGGATACCTCACAGCCGTACACCTTTGTGTACTGGCGACTGCGGCGTATGCAGGATGCCGGGTCAGCTACTAACACGATGGATGTGCCGTTCAGGTTCCTTCCCGCGTTGGTCTGTGGGCTTGCGTACTACCTGTCGATGAAAATCCCTGACGCTATGGTGCGGATGGAAGTACTCAAAGCGCAGTACGACGAGGCGTGGAACACCGCTTCTGAAGAAGATCGCGAGAAGGCCCCAGTGCGGTTTGTACCGCGCTATATGTTCGGAAACTGACCGTGGCTAATCAGTTTGCGACAGGCAAACGAGCGATAGCACAGTGTGACCGCTGTGGGTTTCGCTACAAGCTGAAGCAACTCAAGACCCTGACTATCAAGACCAAGAACGTCAACATTCTGGTCTGTCCGTCGTGCTGGGAACCCGACCATCCGCAGTTGCAGTTGGGCATGTACCCCGTAAACGACCCGCAGGCGTTGCGGAATCCGCGACGAGATACAACGTACCAAGTCTCTGGTACACTCGCTAATGGAAATCTTGGTGAAGGTAGCCGGATTATCCAGTGGGGCTGGGCACCTGTTGGGGGGAGCACCAACCCAGATCAGCTTCTTACCCCAAACTATATTCGTCTGACTCTGCACCTTGGGTCAGTTACTGTGGTGGTGACATAGGAGAATACTATGAAAGGTAAGGCATGTGGCGGCAAAACGGCGAAAGGCTACGCTGCTGGCGGTAAGACTAATCTGCAAATGCGGATGCTCGGACGTAATCGAGCCAAGATAGCTAATCAAGGTGATTCCCGAAAGTCTGGTCGCCGGGGAGGCTGATATGGCTACCACAACCTATAGCCAGCCCAAGCCGAACAAAAACTCCCTTGGTCAAAACGGTTACCCGCAGAAGGGTATCAAGACCACTGGGGTTAAGACTCGCGGCAATGGCGCAGCTACCAAGGGCACTACCGCTCGCGGCCCTATGGCGTAAGTTCTTATGAACTACGCGCAATTGCAGGCTGCGATAGCAGGCTACGTCGAGAACCCAGATGCGACGTTCGCCGCGCAAATACCGCTGTTCATTCGGCAGGCGGAAACTCGCATCTTCAACTCGGTGCAGTTTCCTTCTTTGCGGAAGAACGTGACCGGCACGGTCACATCAGGCAACGCATACCTCAGTTGCCCAGATGACTTTCTGGCGGTGTATTCACTCGCTGTTATTGACGGTACGGGGCAGTATTCGTACCTCCTTAATAAGGATGTGAACTTCATACGTGAGGCTTATACCTCACCCGCTACCACGGGCCTGCCGAAGTTCTATGCGCTGTTCGGCCCGCAGTCTGCGGCACCTACGGAACTGTCGTTTATCCTTGGTCCCACACCGGGGTCGGGCTACACGATGGAGCTTCACTACTTCTTCTACCCGGAGTCGATCACTACGGCGGCTTCTGGGCAGACATGGCTGGGTGACAACTTTGATCCTGTTCTCCTGTATGGCTCTCTTGTTGAGGCGTATACCTATCTGAAGGGTGAGCCTGACCTCCTGCAACTCTATGACGGGAAGTACAAAGAAGCCCTCACTATGGCGAAACGCCTTGGAGATGGTATGGAGCGTCAGGATGCTTACCGGTCTGGGCAGTTCCGGCAGCCGGTGAACTGACATGGCGATCTCACAGACCACCACAGATGCGTTCCAAGCCCAAGCCCTGACCGGGACGTTTTATCTGGCGCTATATACAAGTTCAGCAACACTGAACAGTTCTACAACTGTGTACACGACTACGGACGAAGTGTCTGGTGGTGGCTACACGGCTGGTGGCGTGGCTCTTACTTTATCGGTAGGCCCGACTACTACAGACGGAACGACCTACATTTCGTTTAACAACGCTGTCTGGTCGCCCGCGTCTTTCACCGCTCGCGGCGGTCTCATCTACAACACGGCGCAGAGCAATCAGGCAGTTGCCGTGCTGGACTTCGGTGCAGACAAAACGGCGACGAATACGTTCACCGTGCAGTTCCCCGCAGCGACATCTACTACGGCGATCCTCAGAGTAGTACGGGGCTAACCCGTGGCCCTGATACTTTTACCGGGATGGGGATTGGCGGCAGGCGGCGGCGCATATTTGGATGGTCCCGCTCTTGTCGCAGAGAGCTTCAGCAGTGGATCGGTAGGGAATACCTACCAAGGGAAAACACGCTGGACATACAGTGACACGCGGGCGCGGACGGGGACGAAAAGCGGCAGAATTCAATTGTCGCTAGGCCAGCCGCCCGGAACGTGTGGGGGCGCGCATGAGTTTGGTGGCCGCCTGACTCTCCCGACACTGATCCCCGAGGGATACAACGTCTGGTATCGCGCCTATTTTTACCTGCCGTCCACCATGCCGATGGGCTACTGCTTTAGTGGTAGTGATGACGCAGATGCCGCAACGTGCGGAAAGTCCGCTGACGGGCCGGGCCATACAAAATGGATGGTAATGGCTCCAGATACTGGCACAGCAAGGCTTTATATGAATCTGCGAATGCCTCGTCGCGCAATGGGCTTGAACAACGGCTATCACCTCATATCTGAAGCCCAGCAAACCGAAGGAGACTACATAAACACGACGCTCGTTATTCCTCGTGACGAGTGGTTCTGCCTACAGGTTCATATTTACTTGAGTTCCGTCACAAATGGTGGATTCATACGGGGATGGATGAACGACACCTATCTCGGGCAGCACTCAAAGAAAACACTGGCGAACAGCGCTTACAAGCTCAAGGAGTGGGGCATTGGGTCGTATTGGAACGGCGTGCCGTGGACGGATGGCGATGTGTCACGCACTGACATGTTTTGGGTGGACGATATGATCGTCGCTACGGACTATCCGGGGTACGGAGCGCCGACAACGCAAGATTCTGGTGGACGGTATTTCATTCACCCCGACGCCACGGCGGAGGATGTCGGCTGATGGCGGGGACGTAAATGGCTATCACAAATATAACCACCGCCAACCAGACAACGGACGAAACCGATCCGATTGATTGCTCGATAGTTGTTACAGACGGTGCGGGGAATAACCGGAAAGTCATTGTCTTTATCACGGAAGAGCGGGTACCCACACAGACTGTTGTACCGACACTAAATGGAGTTAGTGGGGTATTAGTGCGTACAGAATCTAGTTCAGCTTTACGCGTTTCGCTTTTTGAGTGGAACGATACAAATCTTCCCGCAACAAGCGGGACATACACTGTCTCATGGGCTGTTAATGGCAGTAACGCAGCGTTATCTGTTTTATCCTGCTCGGGGGCTAAGCAAATTAGCTGTGCTTGCCCCAGTGCTCAGAGCGGTTTTCCGGGGGTAAATCCTCCAGCTTTTAATTTAGTAGCTGATGCAAACTCCGTTGCAATAATAGGTTTTGTGGACCAAAGTTCCACTGCGGTACTTACCCCCGGAGCGAATCAGGTAGATATTTTAGCCACCACAGATACTGGCAGTGCAGCGCATGCTGCAAGTTACAACGTAACTAATCTTACGTTAAGGTATACAAGACTGGTAAACAATGCTATGGCTAGCGTGGCTGCTGCTATTGAGCCTTATTACGAAGTACCTGTTGGTTGGACCGGGGTATAATGTTTCATGGCTATATCACACGCATTTTCAAACGCTATCCCAGATGGGACGAACACCAATATCGTTCGTCCGTCTGACTGGAACTCAGCTCATAATCAGTACTACACCCTGTCTGGCAACACGCTGGGTGCAAGCACGGTCAGCGGGACCAATGTCGTTTTTCAGGGTTCGGGTAACGTAAGCCTGTCGGGTACAGGTCAGACCATCGTTCTATATGCTACGGGCGGCGGTACGCAGTCTGTTCAGACGCAGGCTTCAGGAGGAATTGCAGGGACAGGATTCACCAGTACGACAACTACGGGTACGGCGATTGTCGGGACGCAGAATAGTCTCGGATTGAGTTTGGGTGTACCGGCGTTTGTCACAAGCGCGGGGGGTGGCGGTGTAGCAATCGGGGCGAGTACTCAAACCGCGACTTCTGGTACTGTTAACTTTGCCAATTCCAACGGTATCTCGTTCGGGATGTCTGGTAGTAACCAGATTACGGCTAGCTACGCAGTCTCCGCACTGTCCAACGGCAATAACATTACTATCTCAAATACTGGCTCAAGCGTCGGTATCTCAGCGCAGGCGGTAGCCGCAGCGGCAGGCACTCAAACGGCAACTAGCGGCACAGTTAACTTTGCTAATTCCAACAACATTACGTTCGGGATGTCTGGTAGCAGCCAGATCACGGCTAGCTTTTCTCAGTCTGTTCAGACGCAGGCTTCAGGAAATATCGTTGGCTCAGGCTTCACCAGTACGACTACAACGGGTACGGCTGTTGTAGGAACTCAAAACAGTGCGGGTTTGAGTCTTGGTGTACCCGCCTATCTGACTACGCAGTCTGTTCAGACTCAGGCCTCCGGGAACATAGCTCGTACAGGCTTTACCAGCACAACAACCGCTGGCACTGCCATTGTAGGTACGCTGAATACGTCAGGTCTAAGCCTTGGTGTACCCGCCTATCTGACTACGCAGTCTGTTCAGACCCAAGCCTCCGGGAATATCGCTGGCTCAGGCTTCACTGGAGCTAATGCCACTGGCACACTTAACTCCAACGGTCTTTCTCTGTCTGTCGCTGCTCCCGGTGCAGCTAATTATTCTATTGGTGTATCCAACCTTGGTAACACGGCGGGTTCCACTGGTATCACCGGTACGCGGATTGTCTTCGTTGGTACAAACAACATATCGCTTAGCCAATCCACCGACGCAAACGGTGCAACAATTTCTATCAATCAAACGGGCGGTGGCGGCGGGGGCATTGCCGCAGCGGCAGGCACTCAAACAGCGACATCCGGCACAGTTAACTTCGCCAATTCAAATGGCATTACGTTTGGGATGTCTGGTAGCAGCCAAATCACGGCTAGCTTTTCTCAGTCTGTTCAGACCCAAGCCTCCGGGAATATCGTTGGCTCAGGCTTCACCAGCACGACAACTGCTGGCACTGCCATTGTAGGAACTCAAAACAGCGCAGGTTTGAGCCTTGGTGTACCTGCTTATCTGACTACGCAGTCTGTTCAGACCCAAGCCTCCGGGAACATAGCTCGTACCGGCTTCACCAGCACGACTACAACGGGTACGGCTGTTGTAGGAACATTGAATACGTCTGGTTTGAGCCTCGGCATACCTGCTTATTTGACTACGCAGTCTGTTCAGACCCAAGCCTCTGGAGCTATAGCAGGTACGGGCTTTACCTCTACCACCACGGCGGGTACGGCGATTACGGCGGCGTTGGGAACCAATGGCCTCAATATGGCTATCCCTGCCTATCTCACCGCTGCCGCTGGTGGCGGTGCGGGTAACTTCAACCTCTCTGGCGCTACATCAGGAAACACGACCGCTTCAGGTAGCACGATCAACCTATCCGGTATCAACATCACGTTGTCCGGTACTAACGGTTCCCAGATTGCTATTTCCGCTCCAGCTACTTCCGCGTTGATTGCTGGAAACAACATTAGCCTGAGTACTAACGGTAGTACGATCAGTGTACTGGCTCAAGCAGTGGCAATCGGCGCGAGCACTCAGACTGCAACAAGCGGCACGATAAACTTCGTCAACTCCAACGGCATCACGTTTGGGATGTCTGGTAGTAACCAGATCACGGCTAGCTACACGCAGTCCAACCAAGCGTTTTCCGCAAGTGGCGGATCAAGCACGTTCCAGACATTGAACTTCGCCAACTCTAATGGCGTGACGTTCTCCAACTCCGGGGGATCAGTAGTAGCTTCTTATACCGTCCCAGCTACCACAGGTTTTGCCGGTACAGGATTCACTTCTACCACTGTTACAGGCACAGATGTACAGGGCACTCTTTCTACTAACGGGTTGAGTCTAGCTGTACCCGCTTACTTAACTGCCGCTGCTGGCGGTGGGGGTATAGCAGCGGCGGCGGGTACGCAGACTGCAACAAGCGGCACGATAAACTTCGTCAACTCCAACGGCATTACGTTTGGAATGTCTGGTAGCAGCCAAATCACGGCTAGCTATACAGTCCCGACCGTCCCCACTTCCTACGTTTCCAATGTCAACGGATCGTCTGGTCAGATAAGCCTTAATGTAGGCTCAAGTCTGTCGTCTTCAACCGCCGGGTCGTCCATTACCTTCGGACTCGCCAGCAACATCACGACGGCGTTGCAGTCGGCTAACGCTAACTATCTGACCTCGCAATCCAACCAAGCGTTTTCCGCAAGTGGCGGATCAAGCACGTTCCAGACATTGAACTTCGCCAACTCCAATGGCGTGACGTTCTCTAACTCCGGGGGATCAGTAGTAGCTTCTTATACTGTTCCTACGTCCATCGTTGCACAGGTCAACGGTTCGTCTGGTTCCGTTACTGTTGCTGGTACAGGCACTTCGGCTACCAACGCCTCCATTACTCTTAACTCCAATGGTTTGGCTATATCCGTAGCTGCTCCGGGTGGCGGCGGCGCGGTCAACTTCTCAGCCGGAACCACTTCTAACAACCTTCAGACGGTTGTATTTAGCAACTCTAACGGAGTGTCGTTTGGCCTGAGTGGTTCGACCATCACGGCGAGTGTTCATGGCGACTATACTCTTTCTGGCTATAACCACTACAACGACGCTATATATTCAGCGGGCACTGTTGGTCAGGGTTCTTTGATATTCGACCATATAGACCTTGAGAACCCGGTTCAGTTTAATAAATATGGTGTAATACTTCTTATCAGCAATGCCACTAACTCGACCGGCTCTCATACCGTGTCTATGTCGGTAGGGTTGTACACACAGAACGGGTCCACTATGTCCCTTCTTGGAAGTACTTCTACCTCTGTAGCTGCTACGTTAAGCGGTACGGTAGGAAGCTATTCTCTGTACTCTGGTATAAGGCAAGTAACGATACCTTACACAACCACGCTATCGCGGGGTGAGTACTTCTTGGGTGTGGTTTCAAGTTCGTCTTCCGCAGGCGCAAACGCTACTTTTAACCAGTGTAGACAGTCTGCGCTTAACTCCAACTACAACGGTTTGTTTGGCGTTGCTCAAGCTGCGTCTAACCAGTTGTATTTAGGTATGGGGGTTTACAGCCAGACCACGACGGCTTTCCCAGCCTCAATAGGCTTTTCGCAAATACGAGGGACCAACGCTGACGCGTTCCGTCCTCCCGTCGTCATTTTTCAATCAGATATTGCCTAATTATGTACATCATTACCATAGACGGAAAAGACTGGTTGGTTTGCTATTCTATAAGTTCAGGGTACTATATTGTTGTGGACCCCGCAGATCCCCTCCCTGCGAAGACATATCTTGTTTACTATGGTGGTTAATAGTCTATGAAGCCTCAGATAGTCTCGTTGGACGGCGGACACCATAACCAAGACCTTCCCGCCGCGACACAACGTGTTATTCAAGGAGGCAGTTGGAAGAAACAGCGCACCGTCATGCTGATCCCCGCCGGGGAGACGATCCCGACCAAGGTCTACCTCTCTCACTGTGGCTTGATCTTCCCCCCGAACCAAGCGGCTCACCGCATGGCGGCTATCGGGATGGAGGTAGGCGAGGCGTTCTCCAACTCTATCCAAGAGATTCTGGCGCACCCTGATCTCAGTCAGTGGGAGTACCTGCTGACCATCGAACACGACAACATCCCACCTTCAGATGGTCTGGTAAAGCTGATCCACCAGATGGAGCTTCATCCTGAGTTCTCTTGTATTGGGGGACTTTATTGGACGAAGGGGCCGGGAGGTCAACCACAAATCTGGGGTGATCCTAAAGACCCTGTTCTTAACTTCCGTCCGCAGCCCCCTGATCCGAATGGTGGTCTGGTTGAGTGCTGTGGCACCGGGATGGGGTTCAATTTGTGGCGGTTGTCCATGTTCAAAGATGAGCGCCTGCGCCGTCCGTGGTTCAAGACGATTGCAGGGGCGGAAGGGGTCGGAACCCAAGATTTGCATTTTTGGTCTGATGCGCGGAAGTATGGTTATCGTTGCGCGATAGATTGCTCAGTGAAGGTAGGTCATTACGACATGACCGGAGCCTTCGGCATTCAAGATTTCACTTGGTAAAGGATAGTTATGAAAATTGATCTGGGTTGCGGTAAGAACAAGAAAGAAGGCTTTATCGGCGTCGATCAGTATCCGATGGAGGGCGTAGATGTCGTGCTGGATATCGGGACTGAGGTATGGCCGTGGGAGGATAACTCTGTTGAAGAGGCGCATTGCAGCCACTTTCTGGAGCATCTGACCAACTTGAACGATAAGTGGGAGCGTACTCACTTCTTCAACGAGTTGTTCCGCGTCATGGCTCCCGGTGCCAAGTGCAGCCTGATCCTCCCCCACTGGGCGTCCACCCGGTACTACGGTGACCCCACCCACAAAGAACCTTTCTCAGAGATGGGCTTCTACTACTTGTCCAAGGAGTGGCGGATGGTTAACGCTCCCCACACCGATAAGGAGGTAAACCCGCATGGATATGACTGCAATTTCATCGCAGTGTGGGGAAACGGCATGCACCCTGCTATTGTTCAGCGTAGCTCTGACTTCCAGCAGTTTGCTATGGCATGGTTTAAAGAAGCTATCCACGACATTCACGCGACGTTGACCAAGCCGGAGAAGTAGCGTGGTCTGGACTGTTATAAATGATGCACAAGTTCCAAACTGGAGTATCATTCCCACTGACGCCACTAGCGGAGACAGTGCGTTTCAGGCTAGTGCTTTCCAGAATGACGCGTTCCAGATCGTCTATAGTGTTATATGGGCGAGCGTCAATGACACACAGACTCCCGGCTGGGGTAACATAAACAACAGCCAGATCGGTGGGTGGAGTCCAATAGTCACTCCACCCGCTATCACATGGACTCCAATATAGGTACGAGGCTATGTCCAGCACATACTCCAGCTACAAGATTGAGCTTATCGGTACGGGGGAACAGGCTGGAACGTGGGGCACTACGACCAACACTAACCTTGGCACCGCACTTGAACAGGCTATCGGCGGCTATGTATCCGTCGCATTCACCGGCCTGACCAAGACCCTCACGCTGACTAACACCAACGCGGCACAGGACGCCCGTGCACTGTATCTGAACCTGACCGGCACTCCGGGCGGTACGGCCACGCTTGAACTCCCGGCGATCCAAAAAGCCTACATCATCAAGAATTCTACGACCGGCGGTTTTTCTGTCATTGCCAAAGTAACCGGCATGACAGGTGTGGTTATCCCGAACGGCTCGACCATGACGGTCTACAACAACGGCACAGATGTCGTTGTGGCTAACAACAACTTTAATGATGGTTTGACGCTGGGTACAACAGTTCTGTCGGCTAACTCCGCAAGTGATGCTCTTCGTATCACGCAGCTTGGCAGCGGTAACGCGCTGGTTGTCGAGGACGAGGCTAACCCTGACTCCTCCCGGTTCCAGATAGACTCAACCGGACGAGTTTCAATCGGTACGACTACTCCGGGTGTCAGTAACCTCAGAATTAGCCGGACACTTACCGGCGGCACTAGCGGCGCTAGCGTTTACCTTGATTACACAGTTGCGTCAGACGTTACCGGGTCTGCTTCTTCTTACCGTTCTGATGTCACTACTCAAGCCACCGCGTTTACGCTTCCTTTTTTAGTACACTACAGCGCTACAACTTTAACTTTAGGGGCTGGGAGTACTGTTACAGATCAGCGAGCATTCAACGTAAATTCTACGGCTGCGGGTGCGACGAGTAACTACGGGTTTTATTCAATTCTTCCGGCAGCGGCAAACAACTGGAACTTGTACCTCCCCGGCACCGCCAACAACTACATGGCGGGTGCGTTGGGTATCGGGATTACCGCACTGACAGGGAATAACCTTGTTATCGCCCGCTCACTAACTGGCGCTACTACGTCAGTTAGTTTACGTAGCGGTTTCACTATTCTTTCAGATGTAGCTGAAGCGTATGTTTATCAGAGTCAGGTTTCTACCCAAGCTGCCGCATTCACTGTAAATAATCTTTATAATTATTCTATAACAGGTGCAACTATAGGTGCTGGCAGTACCGTAACTAACCAATTAGGATTTATTGTAGGTTCTACTTTCACAACAGGAACTAACAACTACGCTATTTATAGCAGTGTCCCTTCTAGTCCTAACAATAACTGGAACTTCTACGGTCAAGGCGCCGCCAACAACTACATGGCAGGCGCGCTGGGTATCGGCTCGACAGCGCTGACGGGGCATAACCTCCGTATAAATCGCCAAATAACTGGCGCTACTACGGCTTTTGGTATTAGTCAAAGTCCAGAAATTCAGTCGGATGTAACTACCGCGGTTTATTTAAATTTAATAGCCCCATCTACACAAGCTGCCGCGTTTACGCTGCCCAATCTTTATATCTATTCTGCGCGGGGCGCTACTATAGGCGCTGGAAGTACACTAACGAACCAGTATGGATACCTTGTAGAGTCGGGCTTAAACACCGCAACCAATAATTTCGGGGTCTATTCTTCTGTTCCGTCCACCGCAAATAACTGGAACCTCTACGCCAACGGCACCGCTAACAACTACTTGGCAGGCGCGTTGGGGATTGGGGCCACGACGCTTACTAACAATAAATTGCGGATCGGCGGCACAGCATCGTCTACTGGAACAAGTTTTAACTCGCTTATTGTAAACGTAACCTATGACTCATCTGTAACTGTTGATGGAGCTTCATTTGTTTCAACACCAAGTACGCAGGCCACTGCGTTCACTCTAGGTAATCTTTATCATTTTCTAGCTAGCTCCCCCAACATTGGGGCTGGCAGTTCAGTAAATAACCAATACGGGTTTGCTGCTACTTCGGGAATGACGGGTGCGACCAGTAATTTTGGTTTTTATGGCGCTACCCCCTCTGGCGCAAATAACTGGAATTTCTATGCTCTTGGCGCTGCCCCCAACTACATGGCAGGCGCGCTGGGTATCGGAACCACGGTGGTAGGGGGTTATAACTTCCGTATATCCCGGAACCTTACTGGTGGAGTCAATGGCTCTAGCTTTTCAAACGACTTTACGGCGCTTTCGGACGTAACCACAAACGTACACGGCATTTATTCTCTTATAAACACACAAGATGCTGTTTATACGCTGGCAAACCTTACGCATTTTACGGCGGCAGGAGGTACTAAAGGCGCTAGTAATACACTTACTTTTCAATACGGGTTTAATGCTCAGAGTACGTTAAGCCAAGCCACCAACAACTATGGATTCTACGGTAACGTCACTGCTTCCGGTTCTAGCAATTGGAACTTCTACGCCAATGGCACCGCCCCCAACTACATGGCAGGCGCGTTGGGAATTGGGCAAACTAGCCTTACTGGATTTAACCTGCGAATTTCACGGAACCTTACGGGCGCTACTAACGCTACCAGTATTTCTAATGGTTTCGTGATTCAGTCTGACGTTACCTTGGCTGCGTATGGATATAGGTCATTCATAAGTACTCAAGCCACAGCTTTCACCCTGCCTGATCTTTTTCATTATGCTGTAGAAGGTGGAACCGCTGGTGCGGGGAGTACGATTACCAACCAATCAGGATTTGCCGTTATTTCGGCAATGACAAGCGCCACCAATAACTTTGGTTTTGTCTCCAGTTTAGCCGCCGCTGCAAACCGCTGGAACCTTTATATTAATGGCACCGCCAACAACTACATAGCGGGTTCACTGGGAATTGGCTCGACATCGCTGACAGGCTACGGTCTGCGAGTGGGTAAAAACCTTACTGGAGCGGTTGTTTCTTACCAAGTATCCGCTAACTACACTGTTCAATCAGACGTATCTGGCGCACGGACATTCCAGAGCGCACCTTCGACACAAGCTACTGCGTTTACTCTGGGTAGCCTCTATCACTTTGTAGCTGAAGTTCCCGGTGTAGGTGCAGGGAGCACTATAACAAATCAATATGCGTTTCTTGCTGCTAGTGGCCTAGAGGTAGCGACAAACAACTACGGATTTGGATCGTCTATTGCTTCTGGGGCTAACAACTGGAATATATATTCAAGTGGTACCGCTAAAAACTATTTGGCGGGGGCATTGGGAATCGGCACCACTTCTTCTACAGCTAGCTTGGCGGTTAATAGAAACCTTACCGGGGCGGCATCAAATAGCCAAGTAGTTTGCTCGTACACTGTATTGTCTGATGTGACAAGCAACGCGTACACGTTTGAGAGTCTTGTTCAAACTCAAGCCTCCGCTACTTTAGGGAACTTAATTCATTACCATGTAAGTGGTCTTATTCCCGGCGGTGGCAGTACGATAACCAATCAATATGGTATCCAAATTGATGATATTTCCGGCGCAACAAACAACTACGGGGTTTATTCAAACCTAACTTCCGGGTCGAGTAGGTGGAACTTTTACGGTCAAGGTACCGCCAACAACGCTTTCAGGGGTAACAGCCGGTTTGGTGGCCTAACCGCTCCCGTTGCTACGGTTGATGTCACGGGCAACGTAGCCGCTACGACCTCTATTCTCTCTACTGGAGCTACGTCCGGGGTTGGTTATGCTGCTGGCGCGGGTGGCGCGGTCACCCAGTTGACCTCTCGGACGACAGGTGTAACCCTTAACAACGTATCCGGTGCCATCACGTTGGTGTCGGCTGCGGGTAGCACTGCCTACCAGACTTTCACTGTGACCAACTCAGCCGTTGCGGCGACTGACGTTGTGATCGTGAACCAGAAAAGTGGTACGGATAAGTACATCACGATGGTGACTGCGGTTGCTGCGGGGTCTTTCCAAATCACTTTTGCCACCACGGGTGGTACAACGACTGAGCAACCTGTGTTTAACTTCGCGGTAATCAAAGCCGTCGCTGCATAAGGAGACTATCATGGCTGTTACGTATACGTGGGACATCGTGCAACTGGAGACCTACCCGTCCTTGGACGGTAAAGTTGACGCGCTCTGCACGGTTCATTGGAAACTGGCTGGGCAAGAAGGTAATGTTCTTGTTGAATTGGCCGGTGCTACTGGACTCAATCAGACGAGCACCGAAGAGGACTTCATTCCTTACGAAGACCTTACCAAAAACACAGTGATTCAGTGGGTGAAAGATACTCTGGGGGAGTCTGGAGTCAAAGAGATTGAAGATGCCGTTGCCGGAGAAGTTCAACGCCGCGCTGCTCCCAAAGTAGTTCCCCGCGAAGTTCCTTGGGTGTAGCTCTGTGAATGACAGCGACCTTCAGTGGCTGATAAATACGGGGTTTGCGGTTATCTCTTCGGTATTTGGCTGGCTAGCCCGCCAACTATGGGATGCGGTCGGGTCTCTTAAAAAAGACCTGTCTAACCTGCGCGAAGAGATAGCCAACGACCGCGTACATAAATCAGACTTCAGAGACCTGTCAGACGCGATCTTTCGTAAGCTCGACCGGATCGAAGACAAACTTGACGGCAAAGCAGACAAGGGGCATTAGTGGCTGAGTCCTTGGGAGATAAGCAACGCCGGTTCACCCGGATGGTCGCAGACCTGATTATCTGGGCCTATGACAACGGCTATGAACTGTCGTTTGGGGACGCGTATCGTGATCCTCGCGTGCACGGTATCATGGGAGAAACCCGTGGTTACGGGCACCCCTACTCCAACCACAAAGTGCGGTTGGCGGTAGACTTCAATCTGTTTAAAAACGACAAGTATCTGTCGTCCTCAGATGACCATCTCCCGCTTGGGGAGTACTGGGAATCCATTGGCGGTACTTGGGGCGGGCGATTCCGCGACGGTAATCACTACTCACTGGAACATGAGGGTAAAAAATGAGCGAGCAAATTAAAGCTGCTAAGCGTTCGCAACGTAACAAGATCGTGTCGTTTATGACCGGCACCCTGACCATCATAGCGTCAGGCGGTGCGTCGGGCGCAGTTGATCCCGTTCTTGCAGCCAAAGTAGGCTTGCTTGGCGGTATCCTGAATCTGGCGGTTAACAACTTCTGGAAGAAGTGATGCCGTGGCACTTCAGAAACTCCAACTTCGTCCCGGAGTAAACCGGGAATCCACCACTTTTGCCAACGAAGGCGGGTGGTACGAGAGCGACAAAGTGCGCTTTCGTTCTGGATTCCCGGAGAAGATCGGTGGCTGGAAGCAAGATCAGGGGTTTTACCAAGGCGCGTTACCTCCGCCGGCAGGGGTGTACTGGGGCGTTGCTCGCGCACTCTGGACATGGGTCACGACCACAGGGTTTAACCTGCTGGGGATCGGCTCTAACCTGAAAGTCACGGTACAGAGTAGTGTTAACGGTGACTACTACGACATTACTCCTCTACGTGAGACTACCGCCGCTGGCGGGGCCACATTTGCCGCCACAGCAGGGTCATCCACTCTTACGGTTACGGACACCGCGCATGGGGCCTACGAAGGAGACTTCGTTACGTTCTCCGGGGCTGTGAGCCTCGGCGGCAACATCACCGCAGCGGTGCTCAATACTGAATTCAGAATCGTTACCGTTTTAAGCGCAAACAGCTATACGGTCACTGCTACGGCTACGGCTAGTGCTGGCGATGTGGGTAATGGCGGTGCGGCTGTTGTCGCGGCGTACCAGATAAACACCGCTGCCGAAGTTAACATACCGACTGTTGGATGGGGTGCTGGCGGCTGGGGCGGTGTCGGTACCGGGGGAACTCTCACAGGGTGGGGTGTATCTTCTGGCTCCTACGCAATTGGTTTGTGGAGCTTCTACAATTACGGCGACTACCTGCTGATGAACCGGCGCGGTGGCCCGATTTATATGTACATCCCACAGCCCGCGATCATTCCAATAGACCGTGCTGTAGTGCTTTCTTCTACAAGCCCGTCCCCTTATACCACGGATGCTTACTGCCCTTCTGTCTGCAACATCATCATGGTGTCAGACGCATCTCGTATCGTCATTGCAATGGGATGCAATGAGCTAGGTACGGTAGAACTAGACCCCATGTTGGTTCGTTGGTCGGACCAAGAATCCTACGCCACATGGTATCCACAAGTAACCAACCAAGCTGGCGGTTATCGACTCAGCCACGGTTCTGAGATCATAGCGGCGCTTCAGACGCGACAAGAAATTCTGATCTTTACTGATCAGGCGTTGTACTCCATGCAGTACCTCGGACCCCCCTATACGTGGGGGTTCAATATCATGGGAGATAACATCTCCATCATGGGGCAGAACGTCGTCTCGACAGCAAACAACGTCGTCTACTGGATGGGCCAAGACAAGTTCTATACGTACTCTGGCCGGATCGAAACCCTGCCCTGCACTCTCCGACAGTACATCTTCGGGGATATAAACACAGATCAGTCAGCGCAGTTTTTCTCCAGTACAAACGAAGGCTTTAACGAAATCTGGTGGTTCTATTGCTCTGCTAATTCAACCACGATAGATCGCTACGTCATCTATAACTATCTTGAGCGTATCTGGTACTACGGGACGATGGCACGTACCGCGTGGATAGACAGCGGGCTTCGTCATTTCCCCAACGCCGCCGGATACGATGGCAAGATCATCTACCATGAGAGCGGAGTAGATGACGGGGCTGTTTTCCCGGCTGCGCCTATTCAGGCGTATATCAAGTCTGCGGATATGTCTGTCTCTGACGGATACAACTACGGCTTTGTGTGGCGGATGATCCCGGACGTTACGTTCGATGGTTCTGAAAATGCTGCGCCAGAGGTCATGTTCACCCTGACCCCGCGTAGGTTCCCCGGTTCTGCTTATGGGTCTGACACACCTGAAGATGTCATAAGCGACAACAACTATACATCACAGCGTAACTACACAGTGCAGCGGTTCACTGATCAGGTTTATCCGCGCCTACGTGGCAGGCACGTTCGCTTGAGTGTGTCGTCTGACACGCTGGGTACGCAGTGGCAGTTGGGTGTTCCGCACTTCGATGTACGGCCTGACGGCAGGAGAGGGTAATGGAGATCATCCCTACCAAAGGGCCTAACTTAAATCTCCCGACCGTCGAGTATGACCCTCGCCAGCAGCAAGCGTTCTACAGCCAGCTTCGTCTCTACTTTGCACAGGTAGACAACGACATCTATCAGCTTATAGAAGAGGTAGGCAGTCTAAACGTGCGTAGTTGGCTCGGGCTGGGAGATGGCTGCTGATGGCGAACTTCCAAAACATTATCGGCTGGCAGCTTGGACAGGGGGCACTCACTACCTCTTATGCCACGCTGTACACCGTGCCTGTGAACTACCGCACGTACATCAAGCAGTTCGATATCTGCAACACGACAGCGGGAACTTTAAATGTCTACGTCTCGTTCGTGCCCATTAGCGGCACTGCTGGCGCATCTAACGCTATTTTGTTTAACGCGATTATCCCGGCGTATAGCACGTTGCAGTGGTGCGGCGCTCAAGTGATCAACGCAGGCGGCACAATTCAGGCTAAGGCCTCTGCAACAGGCTGCACCATCACTATCACCGGGGGTGAGGCGCAGTGAGTATCACTCTTTACCCGGCACGGGGGGATACGTCCTCTACTCCGTCTTATACCGCGTTTGGTGGCAATACTGTTGACTCGTTTGGGCGGCTACGTGTCAGTGAGCCGTTTACGTTGTTTGATAGCCAGAACCGCTACGCGAAAGACGCGGCGTATGACACTGAGACAGCAACGGGCGGCACGGTAACCTTTGTCACCAACCAAAGTGCTTTGGCGTTAGCAGTCACTACATCGTCTGGCTCTACAGCGCGTACACAGACTTTTAGGTCGTTTGCTTATCAGCCCGGTAAGAGTTTTCTTACCATGCAGACCTTTACAATGGCTGCGGCGCAGACCAACCTGACGCAGCGAGTCGGGCTGTTTAACACCAACAACGGTGTTTATCTGGAGCGAGCTGGTTCCACGGTATCGTTCGTTATTCGCACATACACGGGTGGTTCCGTAGACAACTCCCGGAGCGTTGCTCAAGCTAGCTGGAACGTAGACCCTTTCAACGGCACCGGCCCTAGCGGCGTCACACTTGATCTAACCAAGACGCAGATTCTGTTTATCAATCTGGAGTGGTTGGGCGTTGGCATCGTCAAGTGTGGGTTTGTCATAGCCGGGGCGTTCTACACGGCGCATGAGTTTTATAACGCTAACGTCGGCACTGTTGTGTACATGCAGACGGCTATCCTGCCC